AAAAAATATAATAGATAGGCAAGCTCTCATTCGCTGGATGGAAAAGCAAGAGAAGTCTACTATAGGTCAATTAGCCGATTTTGATTTTATCTATTTACCGGCTATTGATCAATATAGACATATCATTAAATCCCAGCCGAAGCAAAAATTGGATTTATCGATCCAAAGTGAGTATCCTTCGTTGCAAACTATAGTGTACCATTCGAAGAAGATCAATGCGCTGTTCGGACCGATATTCTCGGAATTAACGCGCCAGATGCTATCTGCAATAGATTCTTCGAGGTTCCTATTTTTTACAAGGAGAACTCCGGAACAAATTGAAGAGTTTTTTTCGGATTTGGATACTAGTCAACCTATGGAAGTGCTCGAACTCGACATAAGTAAATATGATAAAAGTCAAAACGAGTTCCATTGCGCTGTGGAGTATGAGATTTGGAGACGTTTAGGAATAGACGATTTCCTGGCTGAAGTGTGGAAACAAGGACACAGGAGAACTACTCTTAAAGATTTCACATCTGGGATAAAAACATGCTTGTGGTATCAAAGAAAAAGCGGTGACGTCACTACGTTCATTGGTAATACGGTTATTATTGCTGCCTGTTTGGCATCAATGTTGCCGATGGAAAAGGTTATCAAAGCGGCCTTCTGCGGTGATGATAGTCTAGTCTATTTGCCGAAGGGATGTGAGTTACCAGATATCCAGAGCTGCGCAAATTTGATGTGGAATTTTGAAGCAAAATTGTTCAAAAAGACATACGGCTATTTCTGCGGTCGATATGTCATTCATCATGACAGGGGGGCTATTGTATACGTCGATCCTCTAAAGATAATCTCTAAGTTAGGTGCTAAGCATATAACAGATAGGGAGCATCTGGAAGAGTTTCGTGTTTCACTGGCAGATGTTTCTAAGTCCTTAAATAATTGTGCGTATTACACACAGTTAGATGAGGCGGTGCGGGAAGTTCATAGAACTGCCCCTCCGGGTGCGTTTGTTTATAAGTGTATTGTAAAATTTTTGAGTGATAAAGTCTTGTTTAAGTCTCTTTTTCTTTAGGTCGACTGTTTGAGCTATGTCTTCCAAGTCTATTGTCAATATCGAGGAGTTCATTAACATGTCGAAAGCGGAAGAAGTCTTGCCGGCTGCATTAACAAGAATGAAGTCGGTCAGGATTTCGACCGTCGACAAGATAATGGCTACAGATAACGACAATATATCGGAAGTGGATTTGCTTAAAGGAGTCAAGTTAATTAAGAATGGTTATGTGTGTTTAGTGGGTCTAGTCGTGTCAGGAGAGTGGAACTTACCCGATAACTGCAGAGGTGGTGTAAGTGTATGTCTGATCGACAAGCGTATGCAACGTCACAACGAAGCAACGCTAGGGTCTTATACTGCTAAAGCTAGTAAGAAAAACTTTTCTTTCAAACTCATCCCTAATTACTCCATAACGTCTCAAGATGCCGAAAGGCGTCCTTGGGAGGTGATGGTGAATATAAGAGGTGTAGCCATGGAAGAAGGTTGGTGTCCGCTCTCTTTAGAGTTTGTTTCTG